CGGTGGGCGATGAACAGAGACGGCCTGTTCTTAATTGAAGCGGCGTGCAGTATGTGCGCGGCGATAACCGTTTTGCCAGAGCCTGTTGGGGCTACCAACAGGACAGAACGAGCGCCGGAGCGAATCGCGTCCCGGACACGCTGCACGGCTTCGGTTTGATAAATTCTAAGCTCCACGATTTCTCCTAGGGATTGGTTCGGCATTTCAGTTCGATGAAGGAAACAGCATCCCCATCGCGTTCGGCAAGAAAGTCAATCTCATATCGCCGTGGCAGCTTCATCATGGTGATGCGCCAGACAGATTCGATGGTCTGTTTCAGTAGCAGTTCTTGCCTGAGAGAGACCGGAGTCTCGTACTCAGGCATCAGGCGGCGATGTCCACGAGAAGTACGCAATCTATGACCATCCAATATGATTAAAATTTGGGATTTATACTTAACTTCCATGATGCTCCTTCCAACAGGCCGCGCAGAGTAAGCCGGGTCCGTTATACGTTCCCCATCCGCCGATGGTGTGCGATACCATTCCACAATTCGCGCACGTCTCCGGGTTGGCCGTTGGCGGTAGGCTCCAGGACTGCGGCTCCCATCCGATTAACCTTGGGCTTGTATGCCACCCGCATGGCGGATATTCAGTTGGATGACCCAAGGACGGTGAAATCTGCCCATCGGAAGAAATGGTGTGACTGACTGCGACAAGTGGCTTTCCGCAATCCGGACACCAGATGATTGCGCTCCAAAATGGGCGATACTCAGGTTCTGGTGTGTGCGATAGCAACCTTTGCCACGTTCCATGCTGACGGCGCGCCTCGCCTTTTCCTCTTGGGATGTCGATTAGCATGTTAGGGAGTTAAATGTAATTCCCTAAAATTTGAGCAGTGAAAAATTATCCAAAATTTTATTTTCGATGCAGGTAGTGCCAAGGTTTGGAAGTGGTTTTTAAAGAACCTGAGCTTGAGGTTAGGTTTTTCGGGCATAAGACCCCAACGGAACCTGCCAAAAAGGCTAGAATTTCCGTTGGGGCTTATCCAAGAACCCTCGCCATCGGCTAGGAACCGGGCATTCAAGTCAGAGATATCCTGCTTGAACAGGTGACGTTTACGCGATACTGCGTCCAACCGAGTGCCACCGACATACAGCTTTTCAAGCCTAATATCAGCCTTCTCTTGGCGGTTTGGTGTCATTGTGTCGCCACATTCACCGGAATTTAACCCAATCGTGAGGTTTCCCCGACGCATAAGTGATTCCGGGCGATATTGACGTGGGAGTTTTAAACGTGGATACTTAAACCACGTCGTCGCAGACGTATTTATGCACACTCGCTCCCAAAGCGCAAGTGCATAGCACCTAGCCCCTCCAAACTCCAGTTTGGAGGGGCTTTTTGTTATGGCGACAAGGGCGGTAGTGAAAAACCTCATCTGGCTCCCGCCTTTTGAGGTTTTTTATTGTGGCGACAAGGGCGGTAGTGAAAAACCTCATCTGGCTCCCGCCTTTTGAGGTTTTTTATTGTGGCGACAAGGGAGGGACTCGAACCCCCAACCTGCGGATTTGGAGACCGACGCTCTACCAGTTGAGCTACCGAGTCATTTCCGATAATAATCATTTAGCTTCTTCCTTAACAGAAACGTACACCACGGTCTCCGGTTCCACCATTCCAGCCAGAGACCACAGCCAAATATGCGGAACCAGAATCCCCACTTCCAAGAACGTCCGGAGAAGATCATTTTTTCTCCTCAGTAAAAGTCTGTGACTGGATTGATGACACTGCTGCGGAATCTCTGTGCGCGATCACGCAGGACGTTATACGGATTGATGGGTTTTGCTTTCATTTTCTCTTCCTCGGACTGTGGCGTTTGGTGATACCAAAATAATCGAATATCTGGTACATCCGTTGCCGCGAGATACCCGCCTCGGTATGAATCTCATGCGGCGATTTCTTCTCTCGCAGGTAATCCTGAATCATCTTGGTATTCCGGTCCCGGCAGTGGGCCAGCATCTTGCGATACGGCGTCATGGAAAATCCTCGGTTTATTTGATGCTTTTTAGCACATTGACAGTGACTTGTAAAGGCTGTTGACATGGCGGTTATTCCGTGTCAGGATGCGGCCTGTATTTATCCACTAATAGGAGTTATTCATGGCCAAAACGAACCCTCCAGCAATTGTCCCCGTGGACGAACGTACCGCACTCATTCAGGTAATCGAGCGTGCAGCGGCAAACCCTGACGTTGATATTTCCAAGATGGAACGTCTGCTGGAGATGCACCAGAAGATCGTTGCCAGTCAGGCCCGGACCGCATTCATCTCGGCCTTGGCTCAGATGCAGCCGGAACTGCCTGTCATCGCGGAGCGTGGGTCGATCATGAACACCTCCGGTAAAGTCCAGAGCACCTATGCCCTATGGGAAGACCTGAACGAGCAAATTCGCCCATTCCTGTCCAAGTACGGATTCGCCCTGTCCTTCCGTTTCGGCACCGAAGCCGGGAGTATCGAGGTAACAGGCGTTCTGAGCCACAGGGAAGGCCACAGCGAGGAGACCACGATCCGCCTGCCGGTGGATGCCTCGGGCAGCAAGAACGCGGTTCAGGCGGTGGCCTCTAGCACCAGCTACGGCAAACGGTACACGGCCACGGCTTTGCTTAATCTGACCAGCCGGTTCGAGGACGACGATGGGCAGGGCGGAGCGCCGGCCACTATCAACGAAGAACAGGCGGCAGACATCGGCAATCTGATTATGCTGACAGGCTCCGACAAGGCAGCGTTCTTGGCCTACCTGTCGAAGGCTGGCAAGGTCTCGATCAGCGAGATCAAGGACCTCCCGGCCAATATGTATAAGGACGCTCAGGCGCTTCTGGCGCGGAAGCAGGCAGCAAAGGCAAAGAAGGAGGCCGTCAATGGCTGAGATCATTCAGGGTAGTGATGAGTGGAAGCTACTGCGTCTCGGCATTCCTACCGCATCGAGGATGGGTGATCTGATGGCCAGAACCAAGTCTGGTTACGGAGCTTCTCGGGATAATTACATGGCCGAGCTTTTGGTTGAGCGCCTGACAGGTCAACCCACAGTCTTTGGGTTCGTCAATGACTCCATGAGATGGGGAACCGAGCATGAGGACGAAGCGGCCTCTGCTTATGCCTTTTACCGGGATGTGGTGTGTGAGAAAATCACCTTCGTCAGGCATCCAGAGTTGGAGAGTGGGGCTTCCCCGGACAGACTGGTTGGAGATGAGGGTATGGTCGAGATCAAATGCCCGAACACGGCAACCCACATCGAGACGCTGTTGGGTGCGGAGGTTGCGAACAAGTATTACCTACAGATGCAATGGCAGATGGAGTGCACAGGGCGGAAGTGGTGCGACTTTGCGAGTTACGATCCGCGCCTTCCAGAGCACCTACGTCTAATTGTAAAACGGGTTCTCCGGGACGACAAGAAGATCGAGGAGATGGCCGGAGAAGTTTCCAGATTCATGCAGGAGATGATGACGAAACTTCTCCAGTTGGAGAAACTTTTTATTTAACGAGTCGCACTTGAGAGCCAGCCGTGTCAGGGGTTTTCGAGCAAGACAGTGAGGTGCTGCGGCGCGAGTTGTTTGAGGATTGTTTAGCGCCGAGCAGAGAATGAAGAAATTCCTTAACGAAACATAGGAGGTAATATGAAATACCAGAAAGGTGAAAGTGAAGTAATATTTGCTGCTGTATCGGCATTAGTCGTTGTATTTGTTATTGGTTTGCTGTTCTTTGGGCTTCCAGTGTGGAATGTTTGGCGAGCAGGTTTAAGCGGAGAATCTGAGTTAAAGCAAGCCGAATGGAATCGGCAGATTGCTGTTCGTGAAGCACAAGCAGCTTTCGATTCCTCCAAGTTAAAGGCTCTTGCCGAGATTGAGCGTGCCAAAGGCAATGCAGAAGCAAATAAGATTATCGCCGGAGGACTTGGTGGGCCAGAAGGTTATCTGCGTTATCTTTATATTGATGCTCTTTCGCATAACAAAAATGCACAAATTATTTACGTCCCAACTGAAGCGCAGTTACCTATTCTAGAAGCTAGTCGGCATAAATAGCAATTCGAGCAAGACAGTGATGTGCTGCTACGAACAAGTCGTACTGTCTGGTAGCTAGATAGGTCAGGCCAGCACTTCACTTTTACCGTCCCTGTCCGGTTGACAGGGTGAGGGGAAGGCGGTTGCCTATAAGGAACTCCCTTGGCGTAAGCCATAAAGTATGCAGCCGGGTGGGAAAGCTTCCCGGCCAACCGCCTGATCCGTTTTATTGAGAGGTGAGATATGAATACACTGGATGAAATAGCAGACGAGGTTTATGCGCTTGCTAAAGAAAAAGGCTGGCATAACGACAGCGAATCGGAGGATGCCTTTGTCGAACGTGCATGTAATAATTTGCATGATGAAGTGAGTGAACTTCATGAGGCATGGCGAAACAATACTCTACGCCTGCCTTGTGACAAAGCTTCCAAAATGGCAAACATAGGCATTGAACCACTTACCTGCCTTGAAGAAGAAATGGCGGATATCATCATTCGAGTTCTGGATAATTGCCGAAAACTCGGAGTTGATATCACATCGGCGGTGCAGAAAAAGCATTACTACAATAAAACTCGATCTCATAGGCACGGAGGGAAACGCTCATGACCCTCAGCGACGAGGAAGCAAAGGAACTCTCACACCAACCGCCCGATTCAACTTGAAGGAGGGAATATGCCGTGTGAAAAACAGTTGACTCATGCACAAGAACGGGCTGCGTATAAAAAATGTATTAAGGCTGCCTTGAGAAAAAAATATGTATTTCACGAATCAGATTATAGAGAGATGAAGCCCTTGAGTTAATAAGAAAAGAAGCACTAGCCGAGATCAAGGAGACAAAATGAAATCAGACACGCAAAGAATATTAACTGAAATTCTATCTGAACGCGATCGGCAAAGAGAAAAATGGGGCGGAGATTTTGAAGACGACATCCGTAAAGACCCTATTGATTGGGCCAGTGACATTCAAGCCTATGCAACGTGGGCGAAACAGATGATGCGCATGAGATCACACGAAAAATATCGCAAAAGAATGATGCAGATTGCGGCATTGGCTGTGGCGGCTTGCGAATCATTCGATAGACAGGAGACAAAATGAAACCATTAGACCTGACAAAGCAAATACAAACTGTTGACGGGCGGAAGTATGAGTTGTTGAAGTCGAATTACAAGGGGCTGGACGGCGATACCCTGATAGGGGTCATTACAGAAAAAGATGGAATTGAACAATTATGTCTTCATCAAGCTAACGGCAAGTACTTTAGCGGAGAAGAAGAAAGCTCCTCCGACCTCATGAATGTCCCGGAGGTTATGTACGCGAATTTCAACGAGGGAACATACAATCCAGAAATCATATGTTTTGCTGGCTATTATCCTTCAAGAAATTACGCCGACAGCGTGGCTGACTCAACCCGATGCGCCTGCATCCGCTTCACTGTGGGGCAGTTTGATGATTAGGAGATAACAAAATGGGCTTACCTGCTCAACTTCTTGTCTGCGGCCTTGATCTGTAGGCAGGCCCGAATAGTTCTGAGTCGTTTTTTCAGGTTGTAATTCTCCAGCATCAATTCGTTGATCCTGTTTAACAAGCAGTCAAAGCGCCGCTGCCTGTTCTTATCGGCGCGCGCGGACATATAGGAACGTCACCTGTGGTTTACCACCCTATCGAGGATAGCGGTTTTATCAGTGGATGATTTAGAGGTTCCAAAATAATAATTCAATATTTGTAATTGTGCTCCGGTAAGTCCGCCGATAAGAACCAAAATCAAGTCTTTCGCCTCTGGAGGTATTCCAAATTTCCAGCATGCCCAGATGGCTCCGAAATATGCTGCCGTGTAAAGGTAGGCCAGTATCCGAACAGTATTGTCTCTGGTGGATACTTCCCTGGTTCTGGCTGAATCCCTGTCCTTGGCGGCAATATCCTCCATCCTTACCCCGGCATCAGCCAGTTTAGCGGTAAGGTCAGCTTCGACCTGTTTAATCTTGGCTAAAACCTCCGGGGATGCCCCCAGAACGGCTTTCTCTATCTCATCCATCGTTCCGCCAGTCTTCCCTAAAAGGGACTCACTGAGGGCACCTACGGCGGTTGCAGCCAGTGGGCCGCCCAACAGTCCGGCGATTGCCGGCGAAACAGCCTTGATAATGTCTTTCCAGTCGCTCATGCTATTGGCACCAAGGCTGGCGAGCGCCACCGCTGTAAGGCCGTCCGACCTTTGCTGCGATGAGAGCGCCCGCCAGTAACTCCCCGGTACGGCCTGTGATGATAGCGTCATAGCGCCCGGCGTATTTATCGGGTCTGATCTGTGAAGCGGTCAGCGGCTGCTGGTCCAACACCCACTTATCGGTGAAGTCCTTGGCCTTCTGCGCTAATACCATTTCGCACAAGCAGCCGTCGCGCTCCGCGACAGAAGCTCGCTTGTCGCACGCGGCTTTGGTTCGCATCTCGGGGGTATCCACGCCTGCCACCCTGATCGCGGCGTCCACGCTCAGGCTTGGCCAAATAACCACATCCGCGCGGATGGTGTCGCCATCAGTCGCTATCGGAGCGGTCAAAACATACGGCCCATATTCCGCCGACCAGCCAACCGAGGCCGAAAGCAAAAAACTCAGCAGGATGAATCCTCCGATGACGACTCGTGCCATGCGTTTCATTGTCACACTCCATAAGTAATATCCATATTGATGGCCCTCTGGATCAACAGCATGAACTCATCCTCTCCGTTCAGGTAACGCATGAATCTCGGGTAAGCCCCATCAGGGACAGAACCTGATTCCAAGACAGCCCACCGCTGGTTGCTGTAGCCGAATTTATTTCCAGGAGCGACACAACCTTCAATGTCTCTCGTCGTATTTCCGACATGAAACAGAATGGCAGTGCGATTTGGCACGTCCATAATCTGAAAACACTCGCCATGTTTCGGTGTGGTAACGCGCTTGCAGATATAGCCAGCCTCTGGAATACAGGAACCTTCTTTGCCGGGTTCAGAAGGCCGATTGTCACGCCAGACTTCCTCGACGGTGCAGCAGAAGATGGCCCCGGTTTCGTCGTAGAGATAACCGAAGGTGCCAAGCGGCGTGTAGTAGCGTTCGAGCTTCAATGCTTTCATTTCATCACCAGCACAATCGCCGCTGACCCGACGATCCCTATGGTTCCCAAGACTCCACCGATAACCCATCCCGAGACAAGTTTCAGGGTTGGCATTTGGGATTCGATCAGCCTCAGCCGTTCTTCATAATCGTCATTGTGTTTCTCCTGTTCATCGGCGGATTCTTTGATGGTTGCAAAGGCCCGAGATAACCCGTCCCTCGTTTCGGCGTGGTGGGCCTCAAGCTGGCTGAGTAGTTGCAGGCTTTTGTCGATAGAAATAACAGCGGCCTTGATTTCCCCAACTGTCGATTCAAGGCTTCGGACACGATATTCGATTATTTCTTCGGTCATTCAAACATCCCCCGTTCTTTCCTTCTCTCTTGGTAGATCATTGCGTACACCAATCCAGTCCCGGCTGGTCTTGTTCTATCCCAACGGCGTTGGTCTTGAATACAACGCCATTTACAGGATTAGTCACATCACGCAACAACCCCATACTGACGTTCTCAACAGGGAAACCTGTAATTGTCGCATTGCTTGGCTGGATGCCGTACAACAGACACTTGAGCCGGTAAGAATACAGGTATGGGCTATAATGTCTTTCCCATGCGTAGATCAGGTTGTCGTTAGGATTATAAGTGAAGCGAAACTCTAGGTTGGCCGCGACTTCGGCAACGCAGGTGTTGGAAATGACTTTCGCGGCGTGAGCCGGGAAGGCCAGCAGCAAGAAAATGAACGGGAACTTTCTCATACCAAGCTGAAATCCGAATTTCATTGGTGCTTACGAGGCGACTATCGCATTTATTAATGTATCCGCCAAGGCAACACCCAAGGCGTCTCCACCAACGGTATACACCGGATGTCCGGTCGCATCGCTACACAGGATGTCGGCGTTACCGACCCCAGTAGTGGCCCCGACGTAACCCGTGCCTGTTAGATAGGATGATCCCACCAAGGAAAAGGCCGACCCAGCAGCATAGGTGTATCGAAGAGTTCCAACAATGGTGCACGATGTCTTCCCAGACGAATTGCCAGTAGCCGTAATCAGATGACGCTCACCGGTGCCGGCAGCATCATTGCCAAGAGAAATGACAGAACCTACAAGGGAATAGCATTTGGTGTCGGTCCCCCAAGCAATATCTATCTCAACATAGGCTTGTCCGGAATTATTCGTAAAGGCCGTAATACCTGAGAATAACGCGGCATTATTTGATTGTTCTCCCACATCCACCCATAGAATCTGGGCGGCGGTGGCGGCAGCTTTTTTAGCCGCCCGGTTTCGCAGACCATTGCTGGATATACCGTCCGCACCGGCGGTGTAAGTAGGCGCGGCGAAAATAATCGCGTTAGGGAGCGCGCCTTTCAGGGTTTGATATAGCGACAGGGCGGCGGCATAGATCGCAGCATATGTTTGGCTATCATCGTTGACTGAACCGACAATGCCTACCACGTCCGGGCTATAGGCCACGACATCGGTCTGTATCCGCATGGCGAAGGTCGGAACCGTGTTCCCGTTCGTTGCTATATAACCAGAGCCTCCTACTCCAGACCCCCAGACATCATCCCACGACATGACTTCGGCGAAAGAATTGGGAAAGGAACTTGGATTGGAGCCGTAACTATCGGACACAAGAATACAGCGAGGCCCTCTGATAGGGGCTTTGACTACCACGTCGGTTGTTCCTACCGCGAGTTTCACGGGGTAGAATCCGGAGGCATCTGCTCCGCCCGAAATTAAATCTATGCGACGGGTAGCAGAAGAACCGAAGTCATACTTCCTGAATTTAAAGGTTTCGGATATTGGCGTCAGGCTCTCGAATTTTCCATCTATCTTCAAATAAAAGACAGTAGTGGTACTCGGATAGAACTCAAATTCCAGATATCTCCCTGTATGCACGAAAGACAATCTTGCGGTACTAAAACCTTTTGTAACTAGGTTATAGGATAACGTTGTATTGTCTCCCGTCATGGCCGAGTTCGTATTTCCAGATTTTGGATTAAATGCTGAAAGTGAAAAGGCGGACAATGGTGTTTGATACCCCAAGACGAAAAGTAGCGGAGTTCCTGCCATCGAAGTGGCAGCACCACTGGTTATGGTAGGTGCTGTCGCTAATTCTCGTAACGGCAGACTCCCCAGCTGGGCGAAACCGGACCGAATTGAGGAAATGGCGGCATCGAGTTTGGCGGTGTAGCCAAGCGCGATATGTTCTTTAATGTGTTTAGGTATGCTCATGAGTAAGTCACCGAGGTCGCGCGGTTATCCCAGATCGCCAACCCGCCACCCGTCACCGGGTAAGTGTTTCCAGTGGCATTGGTCATTTTTGACATGACCCATGAGGCGGCGGAGGTGGCCGTACCGGAAGGAGCTGACCCGAAATAGGTATACCCGGCAGTTGTAGTATTGTCGATCAAATAGATAATATTGGGGTCGGTGACCAGCCCCGCGCCGCCGATGCGTAAAGAACTCCAACCAGAAGTTATCTTTAAATAAATATCTCCGGTGTCGCTTTCTTCAATAATAACGCCATTGGCGAATGACCCCGCCAATCGTTCGGCATTGGTTTTCTGTAAAATGATGCTCATAGATACCTCCTGTTGTTAATCATTTCATCAATGGGTTCCGTAAGCCCAACCTTGGGCCTGATTGTAATTATGTCCATACGTTCCTTGTGCCGATGAAGTGTCATTCTGGAATCGGATTGTCGCGGCTAGATCGCCGTTTAATTTCCATCCAAAATGCACTTGCATATATTGTTTCTTTACTTTTGGATCACCCGACCAGCGAACCATCAGACCAAGGTAGAAGGGAAGCATCGCACGAAAGAAAATGATCCCATTGTAATAAAGAGAAGCATCTTGTCTATGTCCCGTGGTGATGGTGAGGTTTAGAGGATTGGGCCATTTCTCCGTGCCACATCCCCATTGAAGGGTGAAGAGTGGAATAATAAATCGTTCCGGAAGAGTGAGCCTGTCGGCCCATTTCCCTATTTTGGCGCGGAGGGTTTGGATTATTTCCATTTAATATCCCATAGCCATATAAGATGGCGTCAGTTCCCCGTCTCGAAACGCTTTAGAAACTCATTCCTACCGATAGCATGTTGCGCGGAGGATTGCTTGTAGTGTTCATGTTATGGTTGAAGAATCGCCGACCGTTGCTCCAATGGTCAAAGTAGAGGCCGAAGTTTCGTGTAACCTCCCACCCGACACCAAGATGGAAATTAAGTTTTTGCCCAACCTGCTTCAGCGGCTCATCGAAGTAGGCCAAGCCCAGCGTCCCGCGCAGACGAAAGGAACCATCGTCGATAAAGGCTCGCTGCCAGTCGGCACCTGCAAACAAGTTCCCCTGTTCGTCGCCGCCACGAATTACACCACCGTTCAGTGCCAAGCAATCGCGGCAACTATCTTGCGTGAGCCAGACACCTACCATCGTTGCGGCGTCTTGGTCGAGTGCTGCGCCCCCACGGACGGTGATGTCGGCAGAGGCCGGGATGGATATAAGCAAAAAAAACATAAACATGAATTTTCTCATGGTGTCTCCTTTTCGACTGAAACCTTGCTTGCGGCAATATCAGGTTCGATGCGTTTCTGCTGGCGGAATTTCTCTGCTTCTTCTAAGTTCATGGAGGCGTCAAGGAATAAACTTTGTAGTTGAACGTGTAGGTTGATCCTGTTCCTAAATTTAGCAACGAAAGTTGATGCTGTCCGCTTGGATATACGCCTCTATTGATATAAGCAAATAGAGAGTTTGTAATACCTGAATCTGCATATTCAACTTCTCTTGTACCGCCAGTCTCGTATACTGAAAATACGAAATATAAATTTGAATCAGACGATCCGAGTAAAATTTTGCCGGTGGTATTATTGTTAACAGCGAGCGTTCCGCTGGCCACCACGGTCATTGATGGAGTTACTAGAGTCGTTCTGGCGGCGGCGGCGGAGGCTGAATTTACAATCGTGGTCAATGCCGCAGCGCCGTTTACATCATCCAACACTGTCCCCATGAAAGCCGAGACAGGCGTTCCCGTGACGGGTGCGCTGGCCCAGATAGCATTACCGGAACTGTCCGCAGCTATAAATTTACCCGCCCTTGCCGTTGCATCCCCAACCAAATTCTGATCGGTACTCGTTCCTTCCGGTAATTTGATGGAACGATCTAGGGAAGCGTCGAGTTGTTGCTGCACCTGCCATAAACGGTCGAAGTCATTATCCAGCGTGGTTTCCAGTAGATCACCACCATATTGGTAATCCGTGGCGCGGGATAGGGGCAAGGTTCTTTGAAGCAGGACTTGAGCATTATTTACCGGGGCCACTCCAAAAACTACGGTTCCGCCAGTAGGAGAACCCAACCCGGTGATGGTGAAGCCAGATGTCTGTGTTACCCCGTCAACTTTTACAACCATATCGCCCGCGTCAAGCAGGAAAAAACCATAGGCAAATACGGTTGTAACACCGTTGGCGGTGTGTAGGCTAAAAGGTACTTGAACCGAAACTGGCATAATTCACCTCTACTTTAGTGTACATCAAAATTTACCTCGAAACTCCCTGTTCCGGGCCGCCAATCAGGCCGTCCCATGTCAGCTACCCGGCCAACGATCTGGCCTATCCGGACAGGGGTTTGCTGGATCGCGCCAGCCAAGGCGTCAAGAAAGTCATCCCGTTGATTTTTTACGCGAGGGTTCCAGTCGCGCATTTGCTTCACGGCTGGCCCTGAAAGCAGGGATTCATGGATATGCAGGAAATTACCGGAAAGCGCCGGTTCGATGTTGAAGATAATGCGCTGCGCCTTGTTCATCACAGACTGGTCATCCTGAACCGAGCAAATACCTTTTAGGTGTTTCCGCAAAATAGGCGGGACAAAACCACCAGCGCCATTGGTTTCTACCGTAACAGAGGGCAGATGCAGGGCCAGTACGCTTTCTCGTATGCCAAGACATTGGCTGTCCAATTCTCCGATGACGGCTTTTGCGGCGTGCCAATAAAGATGACCCGTGCCATCCGTGAAAACCACACAAAGTACGGAGTCGTCACCAGTCAGCTTCCCAAGGGCGCAATCCCATCGTGCCGCGACTCCGACCATGCGCGTTTCCCCAATTCTGAGGAAATACTGCCCATTCACTCGTTCGATTTCCACGTCCCCGCTATAAGGGATCAGTCTTTGGGTTTCGAGCCGTGACTGATAAATCGGACGTGAATCGAGTTGGTACTGAGAATCCCATTCTCCCAGGCCCCGGCATTTTGCCCGACGCTTGGCAATGTCTTGGCGCGTAAACCTTTCCGGCCAAACACAGTCTGCATAAATGTCCACCAAGACACGCGGACATTCCGTGAAGAGAACCATAGTACCAACAACCTTATAATCTATATCTGGCACCAACAGCTTGGACGCACGGCCTATCCCCAAGAAGACATATTCCGGGGTAAAGCCTGTCTCAATCCAGTATTCTTTTGCTGGGTTCTCTCGATGATGATGAGAGAACAACGGTATTTTGAGCGAGGCCGCGCCTTGTGCAATCTCTTCCTCGTAAACAGAATCAAACGTATGCGGTGTCCCGAGATAACGGGTAATCCCACCCGGAACCAAGACATGCGTTTGCTCCGCCAAGCGAGCGCGTAAGCGTTCCCTCAAGTCGCTGGAAATGATGTTCTTTGGAACTTCGATGTCGTCGTTCTGACACTCATCGGCGCGTGATGATGTTACGTTCGATAAAATGCCTCTTGCCAGAAAGCTGGAATTTCGTGAATCGTTCTCACTGGCTCCTTCTACCCACCACTGCTGGACATTTACATGGTCTGGCAGCAAATCTTCCGTCAGAGGGTGATGACGCAATACGTTCTGGGTGTCGCGTGAAGTCTTGAGCGCCATGCGATCATCCGCGCCTTGATGCAAGATGCGGTAATTATTATCTATATAAAATTTCCATGCGTTGTACAGCGCCAGTGTGGTGGACTTCGCGCCCCCACGAAAAACCATCAATACCGATTCTTGATGCGGTTCTTCCATAAAGTCACATATACGGTCGTGGAATTTTGGCACGACCCACCCCATGCGTTCGGCCCATAAGTGGAAAAACTTCTTGAATCCTACCTTTCTCATTTTTTCTTCCAGATAGTTTCCGGACTGAAATCAGGCATCCGTGATGGAGCATGTTCACCGGGACGCCAATAAAAATTCTGATCTGATAGCTTCTTGGTGCGATCTTCTATACGCTTGGAATATCCCGGATTGGCCCATTCCTGCATGTCATTCACGATTCCGCGCTGGATAGCGGCTCGTGTCCACCACAGGTTCAGCAGTGGTGTATTGCGCGAGGCAAAATTGATGGCCTCTGCTTTCCAATGTGTTTTCTCTCCCCGCTGCCATTCCATGGCATTTCCTAGCGTCAGGCCCACCAAGTCACTGGCGAAGCCCATCATGGGATTGTTACTTTTGAAAAACTGACTATCCCCTGTTGGGGTTTCTGATCCAGCGGCATAGATAGTATCGCCCAACCATCCTAAACCTCCCGACTGAGCCAAGGCCCGAGCGAAAAATCTAGGATCGCGCATGTTATAGGGGTCTTTGCCATCGCGAACCGCTTTTAACTGCGCCGAGAGAGTGCCTAACGCCAAGGCCAAGGCCGCGTAGGAGGCCATATACAGTATTTTCCCGGATCCGGGTTTCATTTCGGACATGCGCCGTAAATGCCGCGTGATAATGGCTAGAGGGAATGATGTGAACATCCACATGGCGCGGGCGATTTCGCCCTGAATCTCACCGGGTCTACCGGCGGATTTGATGAAGGTTCTAGTAGTCAAGTCAGGTTCGGTCGAAGCGAAGTGCGCTTCGTCCTCCACCATTCCCAAGAATCTGGAAACAGCCTGCGTGCGTGCCTGATAAATTTCCACGCTCAGTTTTTTATCGGTCTGATTTGAAATGGTCTCCATAGTCTGCTCTCTGGCTGTGGAACGCTGTTCCGACCGCGTAATGAAAGCCTCCATGTCTCCTTTCAGATCTTCTATCTTTGAAAGCGTTTCTTTGTCCATCCCCTTGAACAGACCGGACTCATCGCTAAAAGCCTCCTTGATCTGTTTTTCAAGATCTGCAATCTTGGCTTCTCTGTCGCCTATCTTCTTGCCTAGACTCTCCCCAAGCCAACCACGCTTATCAGAGAACTTTGTTGTTGTTTCGGCTATTTTTTTGTTCCTACCGTATTTCCCGGAAGCCCGACCACGGCGCTCTGCTTCCAGCACATCGAGAAATTTGACAGTCGCTTTATCCGTGGATAGAAAAGCCAGAATTTCGTTTTCTGTTTTTGCCATGTCGATGGCTTCGCTTGCGCGGGTCTTCAGGGAATCCAACCATTGCACGAGCTTTCCCGTCTTTCCGCCAACAATCAGTTTTTGCTCGACAAGACGCTTTCTCAGACTGTCGATGCGGTCATTCAATTTTGTTTCGCGGGCAGAGACCCATGCGGTTTCTTCGGCGTTACGCTCAGACAGCCTGGTAAGGCGTCTGGCCGCTTCCTGTCGAATCTCTGTAAGCCGTTCGCCGATGATCGGGGAAATGTCCTCATCGCTTACCCGTGCGATGGTGTCACGAGTAATGGTTTCGTCCCCGTCCATGTGCATGGTTTCCGCTTTCTGCCAGATAGCGTAGTCTTGCGGGGTGACTCCCTTTGACTGTAAGAACTGCTGGTTCTTGATGGACAGCTTTTCCCATTCGGCTGTGCGTGTCCACGTCGTCATAACCTTGCTGATGAGTGTCATGGCGGCATTGCGGATGATGTCCGTCATCTGCTGCGCTCCCTGCGCCATTTGCGTCAGGTGACTTAATTTATGGAAGGTTTCCGATGTGATGTCATCGGCATAACGCGCTACATTCCTTATCATGGAATCCGGCATCATGCCTTGATGTGCTAATTCTGTTTCGCGTTTACTCTTGCCAAAGGACTGGAGCAAGTGTTTCGCCATGGTATCGGCGTCCAACCCAAGGGTTCTCCCCATCATGGCGAAAGTTCCGAGATCGAACGGTTGAGACAGAATGTTGGATTGCAAAATGGCGGCGGTGAGAAACATGCGGGAACTTCCCATGGCTCCGGCTAATTTGCCATCCATGGGCATATCGTACATGCCGTTCAGATTGTCCCATTGGCGTTGCGGCGTAACCCACAACTGATATTTGTTGCCTTTCTTGGATTTGCCTTTGTCCAGTTTTTCGGACAGGCTCAACATCTGGCTATAAACCGCTTCCTTGTTGGTGCCAAAGGTTTCCAGCATCACAATGTCATGGCTCATTTTCTGAACCATCTTTTGCAGTTGCCAATGGAACGAACCTTCGCCAACCAATTTATTGTAAGCAATCTCTCCTTCGGCTCCCTTTATATGAAACTCCCGGTGCATGGAAAGCCCCGACCCGCGAACCGGAGAGGATGGGTCGTTCTTGGTAGCCCCACGGCTGACCTTGGTCTGGTAGATGTCTTTCAAAATTTCCGTCAACTTGGCGTCACTTTTTAAAGAACCATCGTTCTCACGGTAGTAATCGCGGTTGGCGTATTTCAACCCAAAATCAACAAAACCCTGCTCGCCCAATTTCCTGAGTTTGACCACATCCTCAGACCGTGGCATGTAGGGATAATCCAACTTGCCAATCTGCGCCCCGGCATCGTTCATCCTCAGACGTTGATTCTCCACCCAATCTTTGATGACTTTCGCGGCGCGTAACATTTCCGGTTCACCAACACCATCATGGTAGGCTTTGCGTAAAGCATCATCCGCTGCCGGGTCGCCCATCAAACGCCAATATTTGGGCGCGACTTGCTGCATCGCGTTCAGTAAAGTGGCGTAATTATTACGAGATTCACCCTGTGTCTGAATATAGACTTGGTTCATCCTGTCGATTAAAGAAACCGTTGACGAGTTATCCTCCTTTGGGAAACGAGCACGCCTTACCTCAGACATCTGATTAAGGAGATCGAGGTTTGCCGAGGCTTTATTGAGATTGCTTTCTGAAAGCAAGCGGGCCTGCGTGGCCTCTATGCGAATTTTCTTCGCTGATTCTTCGATGGCGAATTTCAATCGGCCTTGCTCTGAAAGCTGCGATACCTTCTCTGGATTTTCGATGGCATTGAGGCGCATCTGCTTGGTTATCCGTTCTTCCAGACGCGCCGCCTGTTCTTGGCTCACCGGCTTCCCGGAGGCTTTGGATAGTTCTTTGGCGCACAGTTTTATATTCATGGGGCATTACTCTGGATGCAAGACAACAGGTCGGATGACTCCAGCAACTCCGCTTCGGAATTGGCCTTGGCCTCGAATTCGGTCAACACCGAATCTGCATCTTGTGGAGAAATCAATCTTTGTTCTCCCGTCAGCGGGTCTTGAAATGGCATGAGTGCCGGAGGTTTTTCTGTTTTGAGCCTGAGAGGCAGAGGTTCGACGGAAAATAAAACGTCTTTCTGCACAGAAGAATTTTCTTCATTGATGGCCTTGCTTACTTCGGTCTCTGGCAGTGGAATGAATTTCGTTCCCTGCATTTCTTGGGCCACATCTACCTTCTTCCCTTCATTGATTTGGTCTATGGCTTTCTTTAAGGCATCCACAGCCCCCTGTTGGGAATGGACATCCGCAGGTAGTCCGGGGCCGGACTCGCTGGCGCTGTGGTTGTTGATAATAGTGCTTACCGCATCGTCGAGCGCGGATTTTTGAACGGCTTTACCGCCAATGTAATGCAATGTGCCGAAGGCCAAACCCAAGGCCGTGTCCACCAGAGAAGATTCGACCGAAGGCCCATACTGTTCGGCTAAGTCTGGGTGTCCGTTTGCTTTCAGCATTTCCGACATTGCCACGCGACTGAGAGAACCAATGACATTATTGACTCCCACGGCGCTTGCCAGATTCACAATCAAGCCCTTGCCGAATACGGCAGGAACACCAGCGCCCACCGCCATGGTGGCCCCTTGCAAGAGTCCTCCGGCCAAAGCGACATTAGAACTTGCTCCGGCGTCCACCAGATCGGTTCCGGTTTTCATGGTGGTAGTGGCAACCAGAGCTCCTACTCCCGCCAAGGGGTTTACGGCGGCAAGACCTATAGGGGCGATCCCGCGAGCCAAGGAATACATAGTTTCCCCACCAAGGGTATATTCTTCAGGACGCGGAACCAAAACCTTATCCACGGCCTTGGAGGCTGTGTCCATGAGGGAGAAATACTTGTCTTGTAAACTGGTCTGTCGTTCTCCTGTGACATTGGAAAGCATGAAGTCAGCAGAGATAGGGGCGACAGCAGTCGCCATGCCCATTCCTTTTAAAACCAGATCACCAATGCCACTGGCAAGCCCAAGGGCTGTGCCTGTAACAATTCCTGTCGGTCTAAAATGGCTCTTGTCGTTCGGATCGTCTGGTGGAAGTGATGGACCTAGACGACTCCATTCTTCACGAAAGTCGCCAAATGCATCAATTTCGCTCATCTACCTGCCCCACTCCAGAGTGGTTCCTTTATTTTCTGGTTACGAAGTTCCGTTTTTGGTGACAGAGTAAGGGAAATATCTTTTCCAGACTTATCTGTTACAGGACGTGTTCCCACATCAACCGCATAGCGTATGTTTCCGGAATTATCTGGTGGCAACCTCCTTAATTGATAAGCGGGCCATGCGTTCGTTCGAGTCTCGGACAGACCCCGCGTCGTTACTTCATGCACGAAAGCCGCAGTAACTTGATCGTTGAATTCTGAAGTGGACATGCCTAATGGCATTATGGTGTTTTTGCCATGAAAATTGTCTACTTCCCCGATTGTGGCTTTCATGGATGCTTTAATAGCATCCGTTTCTATTTGTCCCGCACCACCGTTTTTGGTGATATTGACCCCGACAGAATGGGCTTTGATAAGCTGAAGGGCAAGATCAACCAGTTCCGGATGCGATGCGAACATATCCCCATAGTATCTTGAAAAATCATCACGAATAATTCTGTCTTCAGGAAGACCAAACAGCTTTATCGGCTTGCCATCTTCTCCCGCCACGGCTTTGGTTTTATTCAATAAGCGATTCCCCACCAATAGCAACTGTCCTGCTTCACCCCCAATTAGTCCGGCATATGCGATGACGGGAGAGTCCTTGGATATTTGCTGCATGATGCTACGGAACACGTATGGCGTCCCGGCGTTCTGGCTCAACGCCTGTAGTCCCCTGATTTGTTCATTCGAGGACATGCCTTCCAGTTGAAAAGCGGCATCACGGGCATCCGCTGCTTTCAAATAGTTAGGATGGACACCGGGTATTTTCCCGCGTAACGCATCGACGCTGATTACTCTGTCTTGCAATCTAGCCGTGGTCTCCATGTCTGGCGTGAACAGGTCTCCAAGAGGGAGGGATTCGTTTCCGGTTTTTGTTTCTAAATAGGTAACAGGGTCCAACGCTCGTTGCGCGGATTCTTTCTTGAAACGAGCAGCTAAAATATCGAGACGCAATCTTTCTTTAATGTCGGTAACACCTTGTGTATCCTGTTTGGCGTATTGCTCATCAATCCAGTTGGCATTTTCAGCATCGGAGAAATTTCTCCTTGCTTGAACCACTGTTTCCACGCCCTGCATTTTTTTGAAGTCTTCTTCCGAAGGCGTACCTTGAACATCACGTTGAAGTTTCGCCATTACCTCTGGCTTTAAGGTAACGCCATTGGCGATAACATTCTCATATTGGTTTAATGCATTGGTTCCCGTCATTTCTTTTTTGAGCAAGGCGTGTTCATTCCTATACTCTATAGTTTGGCGTGCCCGGAGAGATTCGTTCAGGGCGGCAATACGCTGCTGCGGGTCAATCTTGCCTTTGTAATAATCCCCATTCAAATCTTCTATGATTTGATCCAAAGGCTTGGTGCTGGTTCCGCGCTCCACATTGACAATCCTGCCGTGAGCATCCAGCGACCACATCTTATCTATTTGATCGCGTAATCTTGCCTCTGGGATTTCTCCACTCCGCGCCATATCCGCCAGTCCTTCCACTTGTTTTACCAAGTCTTCTGTCTTGACATTCGGCATCCCTATCTGTTTTGCAATAGAGTCAACGGTACGTAAATAATTCGCCTCCACCTCCTGTTTCCGCGAACGCTCTAAAGCCGGTTGGAGTATCCCTACGTCCTGTTTTTGAGCTATGTTGGCGTTATGGGTGGCGAGAACGTCCGCGTGTTCTGGAGGAATCTGTTTGTCGTAGTGTTCAAATATTTTGTCACGGCTGGTCTGCCACTCCTGCAATACCTGTTCTCTGGGGTCGCCACGATCCAATTGTTGTGCGGAACCCATGGTCATTTCAGCCATGGTGGTGTATTTTTCCGCCATCAAGGCGGTAGTCCGTGAAATACGCGCCTTTTTTTCTTCGTAGGCGCTGGTTTCGGCAACGGTCGCCAAGGCTCCGCCAAGTTTCGATACGGCACTACCTACCGCACCGGCTGACCCCACATCCACGCTGACGTTGGATGCGGGTTCAGGAAGGATTGCGCCAAATTCTCCGCGAGGGATTATCATCGTCTGAATGCCGAACTGCCGTAAATACTCAATGCCGAACTGGCGGCCCCCATATACCCTGCTGTCATTTCAGATTTCGCGCTGTCCCGATAAATAGAGGCTTGCGTATCAAGCTGCATACCGCGCTGCTCGCCTTGCATCAGGGTGTAATAAATATCCGCATCGCTGCGCTGCTGGATGTCTGTGCTTACAATATTACTCAGATCGGAACCCAAGTCTACCCCACTAGCGGCCAAGGCGGCCTGTGCCGAAGACTTGGTGGCACCGACAGCTTGGCGTAATTTCATCGCCCTGACTTTAGCGGCTTCACGTTGCTGGCGGGATAACTCTTCTTCGGCGGCAGCCTGTTCTTTTCTGGCTTTGCTATTGGCGCGACCACTCATAATGCTTCCCGCCACGCTTAACCCAATGGCGGCCCATCCTACCGGCCCCATTGCTGCAAGGGGAGCCAAACTTGCCCCGGTAGAAGCGGCTCCCATGGTTGTTTCGGTGTCTACTAAGGCCATAAATCCTCTATTCGTTTACCGT